TGTCATAATAATCTTCCTCTCTAATATGATTTTTATTACTTAAGATCATTTTTACATATTTTTTTGAATTTTTATGGTTCATTGTATGCGTTTTTATAGTTTAAAGTGTGATTCCATTTACCCAATACGAAGTTACTTTACCATCTTTTGTTGGTCCAATAGCTAGCCAACCGTAACCACCTGTTCGCGGCTGACGCACAAATGCGTGACCGTTACGTTGTACTAACACACGATCGAATTTGACTTGCTGGCCACGTCCCAGTAATGCAAGAATCCCTAAGTTCGTCGGCGTAGTAGTATCTCCGTTAGAAGTTCCACGCAAATTGATTCCCTTAGCTGCAGTTACTGTGACGGTTCCTGAACGACTATGCCAAACGGTAGCAGGTGGCGCTGCGGCAGCCGTATTATTACTTGAAACCTCAGTAACTAAAGCACCAGATACCCAACCAGCTCCATCAACTTCAAACCAGGTAGTGAACCCATTGACGCTTTCACCGTTCCGAGTGATACGAGTAGCGTTGAACGTTTGTCCACGTTTCAGCGTTTTAATGATAGCAGAGTTCGTATTTTGAGCAGCACGTACATTTAAAACGTCGGTACTCACTACCTGCCGTTTATTCCAAGCCTCTACGTTGTACGTGGGTGTAGGAGCAGGGCTTGGTGTCGGGATAGATCCACCAGATGCCCCTAATCGACTGCGAACCGCCGCCATATTGGTTCCGGGACAACTATTTGTTTCGTGCCCTGAAAATTCATTATGCCCTAATACATCAGCTGGTTTCAGATTGAATCGCTGCATGGCTGCTCGTGCACGCTCGTCAAAGGCTTTTTCTTGTTCTGAGGTAAATGATCCGTTACCAACCACACAAATGTGGTAAGTCTTGCTGTTGTGATTCCCCACGCCGTTCGTTGTGACATTATCTCGATAGATCAATTGGACTGATCCATCACGCAAGATAATCTCGTGGTAACCACCAGTCCCCCAACCAAGTGTCCCTCGCCAGTGATTTTGGAATACCCAAACATCTCCTGATGCAGTTGCTGAGTGATGTCGAGCAATCTTGGTGATTCCTGCCACGGATCGATTTGGATTAGACGGTCCTAAAATTCTTGAATCGCCGCGTAAATCTACAATTTTTGTCATAATGTTTTCCTCCAATTATTGTATAGAAAAAGATCAGTCATTCGACTGATCCTGATCTTTGTGCTGATAGATTGTTTTTTCTGTTTCGCTTTGGCCATCACCATAGTCTGGTGGCGTTGACTCTTTGTGTACATTTTCCTTGAAAACCGCAAGCCACTTTTGCAAGAAACCAACCTTGACCCCAGATTCATAAGCATTTTCTAGAATGCTGCTAATCTCGTAGAAAATAAGTAAGATCGTCCATACAAGAGCAATGTTGATTGGTAAACTAATCCCAATGATTGGCGCCACTTTATCAAGAGAAGCAGCTGCAAAAATTGTCGCAAACGTAATGAATTTCGTAAACAATCCCTCTAAATTCACCGCAGACATCCAACTATGGGACTTAAGGGCTTTAAAATACCCTACGACCAAATCAATAACGACAAAGGTTAAATAGACATCAATGACATCTAAACTTCCTCCAAATAAATGAACCATAAAATCTCCTCCTATAAAAAGACTGACAAAATAAAACATACCGATTACCTTCACTTTCCGAAATTGAAAAAGAGAAGCCTTAAGACTTCCCTTCTCCCTCTAAAATTGTATTTGCCTGTTCCTCTGTGATTGCACCAAGTGACAGAAACTGATTGACGTCATCTTCTGTCATCCAGCCACGATTGTACCAATCTTGAATCGTCTCAAAATTAAGCATTTTTTTGCCCTCCTTGAGTCAATTCTCTTACTTGTTGTGACAGTTGAAGATTTTGTAGCGTCAGTTGTACCACCGATCGCCCCAATGTATCCGTCGTTTCTTGTAACTCCTCGACTTCTTCTGGTGTTGCAGCACTCACCACATTCCACCGTTGGCGGCTAAAATCAAACCCGATAACCACTACGTGTGGATCAATTGGCGGAGGCACTTCCGTGTAGGGATGGAAAATGCTACGGTCCTCTGGCGTATATAGAGGCCTCAGATCTTGTAAATCTCTTGTGTCAAAAATTGCTTTGTGTCCTTCCATTTTTGTCATCCTCTCTTTTCTAAGTCATTGATTCGCTGGGCTAAGTGATTGAACATGTCAATGGTTGGGTTCGCTATCTGATCAATCCTTTTGGGTATATATAAATTGGTTAAACTAAGCGCAACTGTATATTCTACTTTTGCATATGCCACCCGAATCGCATTTTGATTAGTTGCTTGTCGTTCAGGACCACGTAAGACCGCGGCTGCTTTTCCAACATGCCCCAGTACTGTAGTACCGGTTATCAACTCAAGTGGAAAAGTGAGTTTATCATTGAAAGTGCTCTCGTGGCTTGCCATTTCTTGCCAATTGAATCCGGTGTTTTCAGGCATTCTCCGATACCCAATGATCGGATATGAGGTGGTGGAATTGATATGCGCATAGGCAGTAAACTGAATATTCTCTACAAAAGGTTGAATTATAGCCAATTCTTCTTGCACTGTTTGTGGAGAAAAAAATGTGAATAATTCCGGAAACCGTCGCTTCATATCGCCAAGTACGTCCCATGTAAAAACAACATGCATTCGTCCATTTGAAGCTGACGCACTAATACTAGTATCTAGCCCGTCATTCGTGGCTATTCGATTGTATTGAGCTTGTGTAATCTCTGTCCCTCCAGCAGCACTGCTTGGCAAAGATGTCGAGAGGACCCCACCTGCTCTATGAACATTTTCGACAAAGCTTCCTCGAATTTTCCCATTTAAATCAAGCAATGGTTCTCGAACTAGCGGTGCACCAAACATAAACTTCTCTAGTGTTTGATCAACAATTTCTTCTGTGACAAAATCCGCATCATCCAGTCGTTGCTCGATGTCACTGAGCCTGCCTTCTACTGTTGCACGAATCTCTTCTTCAATTTCCCTCGCTAAAGCATCGATGTCAAAGGCCGCAAGGTCCGATTCAATTTGTCCAATTCGATTTTCAAATTCGGTCAAATCGTGATCAATTCCTGAGGCTTGTTCCAGAACCAAGTTCCGCAAATCCTCGAACCGCTTCACATAAAATTGCGCCATTTCTTCAAGATCTTGATCAAGCCAAGATTCTTGGAATTCCGTACTAAATGCCGGATAGTCTAACGATTGACCATTGGGAAATTCGACAAAGACATAAATGATAACTGAGCCAGAGTACGCGTAAATGTCATTTGGCAACATCACATTTACTTTTCCAGCTGTTGGATCCTCAATTTTGATTGAGTCATCAGCACTTTCAAAAATAACTGACTGACCTGCAGTCACGAAATCAAAGCCCAAAATGACATTGGCCTCTGAAAGGTCCAACGGCTCCCCTTTAAACTGAAAGTTGATCGTCTTTTTTGCGACACGTTGGTCATAACTGAAAAACTCTGTATTGGTCGGTATAGGAGAAGATCGTTTTTCCGCCGTTTTGTTTAACGTGATCTCACTGGTAACGTAGAGATTTTCCATCGTCCGTCCTCCTTCAGGCTTTGTCTTCTAACGCCCACAATTCTTTCAAAAATTCTTGAATTCCTTCACGGCAAGTCTTTTTGTTTTTTTGGTATAAATCGGGCTCTTGGATACTGATTGATGGTGTCGTTGACACCCCTTTATCTTCATCGATCGAAGCCGATAGATAAATAACCATCGTTTCGTCAATCATGACCTGTCCATTTACACTAGTGCTTTTGTTAGTCTTTAACATCTTGTTTTTCTTCCTGTTTCTCAAATTCGTCCATTAGGCGGTCGTAAATATCGGCTTCCTTACCTGAGATGACACCGTCATAGTTGGCAAGTACTTGTCCAAACTTCTCGAAATTTTTGGCGTATAACCCACTCTTGATCACGACCTCTTCATCTAATAGAACATTCATTTCTTGATAAAATTGATGGCGATTTTCCGCTTTAATTTCATAGCCAGTTTTTTCTTCATTTATGATCAATTGACCTTCAGAGTCTTTTTCCCCATACAACTCATATAATTCTAATTCTGATTCCTGTAGCCCCTTGACTGCTTCAATCAATGAACTTTTAAACTTTGACCGATGGCGGCTATCTGCAGCTTTCAACGCCATTTCTTGAATAAATAAAAGAGCAGCACTTAGTTCATAATTCTTTAGGGTAATCTTCATGCGATTTTCTCCATTTCTCGTTCTAATTTTTGAATCCGTTGTTCTTGGCTTTCAACGATCGCGATCAACTCTTGATTGGTTTTCGTATTAAGATTGACTTGTTTATTCATATCAATCGACAAATAATGATTATCCCCATCAATGTTTGCTTGTAAGAAAGGTACCTCTTGGGCAATCATTCCAAACTGACGAGTAGTTGGTGGCGGAGTGTCTTTGTCAATTGGACGATAGTCTTGTTTCCAATCAAAATCAACCATGCGAATTCGCTTTGTTTCTTTTATGCCTGAAACAGAAGTTTCTTGGATGTTTTCTTTCAAGCGGATATCGGATTGATTGGTAATGCTCCATCTATTCATGTTGATGTTGGCGTGCATCTGAATTGCAGCGTTATTTCCTTGAATTTCCATCACAGGTATTCTTTGTTCACTCGTTCCTGCGGAGTTGACTATTCGTCCCAACACTAAGCTATAAGAGTTTCTTGCAAAGTACGCAACACAAGTTCGCCCACTCATACTGCTTCGCTCAAAACCACCAATACGTGTGCTTTGACCAGTGAAAAATTCAAGTCGAAGACCAGTCATTTCCATAAACCGCACGGAGGTGCTTTGCCAAAATGCCAACGTCGTAGGCGTCAACCTTAAGCTATTCCCCATGTTGTTAAAGCCAACTTGAATGGCATTTGTCGCTAATTTATCCGCAGTCACAGCTCGCGCGACGATCTTATCAGCAGTGACGGCTCCGGCAGCTATTTTGACTGCTATCACTGATCCAGTTGCCAATTTGTCTGCGACGACCGATCCTGCCGTAATATTGCGCGCAATGATACCGTTTGTTGCAATTCGATTCGCTGTGATTGTTTCTGTCGCAATCTGATTCGCCGTGATCGTGTTCGTAGCAATCTGCGCTGCTGTGATTGTATTGGCAGCTATTTTTGCTGCCGTTACAGCCTCGGCGTTCAACTTGACTGTAGTCACGGCGCTTGTCGCAATTTTCTCAGCAGTGACAGCACCTGCGTTAATTTTTATGGCCGTTACTGCGTTCGTATTGATCTTTTCTGCCGTGATTGCGCTAGTTGAAATATGTCGAGCGATAATTGCATTAGTGGAAATATTATCTGCAGCTATGGTATTTGCAGCGATCTCGTTTGCGGTTACGGCATTTGTTGAGATATGTCTGGTAATAATCGCATTTGTCGCAATCTCATTAGCCGTAATGGTTTGCGCATTGATTTCTCTAGCTGTAATGGTGTTAATGGCCAAATCATTCCCAACAATGCTTCCAGCTTGAATCTGGGTTGTCGTAATGCTTCCTGCCATGATAGACAACGCTTGGATCGTATTGGCTCGAATTTTTCCGCCGTCAATTTCAACCGTGTCTTGCCACTGCCAATCCGAAAGGAGATCCTCGACATCTCGAATATCCGCCATTGCATCATCGATTCGTTTTTGTGCATCAAGAAAATTTTGTTCAGCTGACTTCAACCGATCATCCAACAGTGGTAAAGAAACATTATTCAATTCATTCAACGCAAGCTCGTTATCGATCAATTTCTGCTCAAGTCCCGGTAACTTTACAGTGGTGAGTATATCCATTTCGACTTCAAGATCTTTCAGCCTTCCTTCAAGATCCGGCAAAATGTTCTCCTTCAACTCATAAAGGATCTGATCATTATCAGTTAACCGCTCATCCAGTTCCGGAAGAATCCGATCATTCAAATCATCCAAGATTCCTTCTAGCTCATCCAGTTCTTTTGTATTGGCTGTTTGACCATATACCTCATCTGAGAATGGACCAGCAACATCATGATGGTTAACTGCTCGAACACGGTAATACCATTGCAACTTGGTTTCTGTTCCATGGGTATAGGCATTCACATTTGTAGTCCCCAACAGATTGCTTGGTCCCGGAACAAACCCTTTTTCTTGGGATCCGTAGACCTCATATTCTCTGACAGTCAACCCCTGCATATCCCAAAATAAGAACATCTGACTAAAACCGCCGTACGCAACTAGATTCGTAATCGTTCCGGGCCGTACGTTGGCAATGTTTCCGGGTCCGATGATTGGCGGTCGATTGATTTGTTCGTCTCGGTCGCGATCCTGTTCCTTCTGATTGGATCCGAGCGTGGCTCTAGAATCGCCAATCTCAATGGATTCATACTTATCTAACAGAACGTTCCAGACCGTCTGATTGATCTTTGCATTGACGTTGACACCTAACTTGTTAAAGGCAACCGTCACAGTGTCGTATAACTCCAACTGCTCGAGCAATAGATGTTGTTCTTGTCCGGTCGCACTGTAAAGATCCGCAAACTTCACTTTTAGATTCACACGAGGCAATCCGACTTGATTGCTAGAAATATAATACTGGCCAAATTGGCGTAACTCTGCGACCGTTTGAGGGTTGCGGCTACTTAAATCAACCGTCTGCACTCGACGTTCCGGAAACTTGTCGACATGAGAACTATCCAGAATAACTTCCGGAAGAACCAACTCATTGGCGCCTTCTTCATTCGCTCGAGCATAAGGGCGAATCGATGTGTAGGTGCTCTCGATTGATTCTTCTTGCACGAGATCCACTAAGTTCTTACCATAAGCAATAACAACGCCTGTCTCCTTACCACCATCTCGCATCAAGCGTATTTCGTTGTTATCGAAAATGTATTCACCGTTGTAATTTTGAAGTATTGAACCTTCCTTACCGCCCAAGGCTTCGGCGGCACTTTCGAAATGGCCAACTTCGGAAAAGTCCATCGCAGTGACGGTCGTCAGATCGGTAAAAACAGTAAAATCACGCTGTGGAACTAAAAGAGCACGCCACTGATTCAACGCCTCTTGGGCTGAAATAGCGGTGTGCTTCTGTCCTTTTTTTAGTGCTGTTTTTTCAGTGATTAAAGCAATGTGTTCGCAGTAGATCGACACAATTCCATTTTGTGGTTTAGTGATCCGGACAATTTCAAATCGTTGACGCTTCGATCTCGTGCCCGGTCCTACATCGACCACAACTTTTTTCCCTTTCTCAAGCTGAGAGAAGAGAACGCCGAAAACCGGATAGGTAAACTCTAAAAAAGGAAAATTATTCCGTTTTCGCGTCGCAAAAACATTGCTTGATTCTTTTAAAAGACCTAAGCCAAGCGTGCTGTAATCATTGTTTGCTTTGTCGTATAAAATCGGCACACTCATATTGCAGTCACCCTCCATCTTGGCGTAATCGTCATTTGTGTGATTTGTGTAGTGAATGAAATGGTATTAGTTCCTGGTCGTAGCTGCGGCACATGGTAACCATCACTTTGCATCAGAATCGCACTTGAGATATTGGCTATGCCATCCCGGTAAGCTGTCCCTAGCTCACTGTCAATCGTAATCATGCCAGCACCGGCACCTCTTAAGATGCGGTATTGCCGACCATTAATGGTCAGGGTCGCATCTGCTGTACCGCTATATCTAAATTGGAGCAATGGCAACGAATTGATTGGTTCCGGGTTCTCTATTGTGCGCCCAGATATGTGCGCAGTTGCAGTTTGGCCATCTAGTCGATACATCACTGGCTTACACCGAAACGGCAATGCCACGTCAAAATGATCACGCCAGCGATCGAGAATTCGAACTTGTGAATGAAAGATGCCTTCGTAGAAGTATTCCGGATCCTCCGAAAAAAGAAGCCGGCTGTATCGCTTTGGTTCCTTCAGCCAGTGAGTGATCTCTCTGACTTGCTGGAAAAGCGACTTGTCTGCTTCTTTTCTGAGTTCCATGGGAAATGACTTGATAATATCTTTTTCTCGTTCATTGTCGTAAATAATTGCGCCTTGTCGGCCATCAACCTCGTCAAAACGCAAGTCAGATTCAGGAATCGTCAACTCCATCTCATTTAGGAGATAGAGGTTCTTGGCGGTTGATCTATGGCCATTAAATTCAAAATACGGTTCATTCGTCATTCTAATGACCTCCTTACCTCGTCTGCAGTTTGTTGGGCAATATCTTGTGTTAGTTCTGCTACATCTTGATTGTTACGAATGGTGATTTCGTCAAAATGAATATCGATATGCGGTGTGTTATGGATCGTTTGGTTGGTGGTTCTCGATTCACTCTTAACCGCTGGCAACGACAATCCAAAGCCTGCATTACCGGCAATGGCTACCGATTCAGCTTGGATATTTGGTAAGACAAGTTGCGCACCTAAATCCTCAATGGCATCTAACGCAAAATGCTTGAATCGTTCAATCCCTTCACCGATACCAGCAGGGATCCAACGTCCCACATCCATCATCATCACTTTTGATGGTGAGTTGATATCCAAGGCTCTCTGCATCGTTTGGGCTACCTGATTGGCGATCGTTGCGGCAGTATTCAACACCTGTGCTTGACCAGCCACCAATCCATTGTTTAACCCAATCATGGAATTTTGTCCGATGCGATAAAACTGATCAGGTAAATGGTTCATCTGGTCTGGCATACGCTGCGCACCATCACGGATTGTGTCGTTCGCATCTCGCATCCCCTCACGATAAGCTTGATTTGACTCGCGCATAGCTGCAGTGGCAATCCTTGGCAGATTTTGCAAGGTGCGGTCCACATCACGATCCATTTTCTCAAATGCTTTGACGACATCTTCCGCCGCCTTCTTAGACTTCTTGACCATCTCATCGGTCATCTTGGCGATTGAACTCAGCACTTTGGGAGAATTCTGATCAATCCCTTGGGCAATTCCTTCGACCATCGGCTTCCCGATTTGTTTACCCATCTGATTGGCATTGAGTTCTTTATCCAGTAAAGACATCAGCTTCTTGGCCAGCTGTACGATCGCTCGTTCAGGTGCGCTGCTATTTTGTTCGATTCCTTGGGCAAGACCGGTCGTAATATTACCACCGTATTCTCGGTAAACACCGGACGGTGAGTTAATATCATTCGCTTTCCGGAATTCCTTATTTGCTTGTTCAGCAAGGTTCCTTGTGGCATTTTCGACACCTGATGCCGACTTATCAATCCCGATTTCCAATCCTTGACCTAAGTTTTCACCAAATGGCTCGAACCGATCGGGATCCATTTCCTTTTTAAAGACTTCAGTCGGAACCCCAGACAATTCGGCTGTACTTGCCTGAACTGCTTCTTTACTCCGATCGATTCCTTCAACAAATCCTTTACCCGGTGTTTCACCATGAACAGTGTAGACGTCTTGATCAATCACTTCGCCAAATAGTTTATCGGGCGTTTCCGCTAATTCTTTTGCGGCATCACCAACAGGTTGGATCCCGCCCAAAAGCCCGTCTCCGAACTCTTTGACAAGTGGATTGGTCACCTGCGAATAGTCTTTTTCTGCGATCGTTTCTTCAATCACTTGTCCCGGAACTTGTGCGATACTCTCTGCCGCTTCTGCAACTTGTTCTTCACCTTCAGCCATTCCTTCTGCTGTTTCTTCAGGAATTTTTTTGCCGACAGAGGTTAGATCGGCTTTATCCAACTCATCCCGAAGAGTCCCCACAGATACATTGGCTAACTCTCTCGAGGCGAGTCTCACATCTTCTTCGCCAAGGCCATGGGTTTTAGCGAACTGTTTAGGTGCATTTTCACCTATTTTGGCGTATTCCTCTAATAGCTTCGACATTTCCTCTTCAGAAGCATTGACCATGTCTGCAGCCAAAGCACGCATCTCCGGCGTGCCTTCTGCCATCTTCTCAAGCAATCCTGTATCCATGCCATCCCCAGCTCTAGCCCACAATGTTTCCATATTATCGGCGTGCTCGGCTTGATAGGTGAGGTGATCTTTCAAGTGTTTCCTAGCTTGCCCCATACCATACTCTACTGCTTCAGGGACATCTTTGAAGACATCCTCATTTTTCTTTTGGAAGCTATCTAACTGACTATTTAGCTCGTCGACTACTGCCTTTTGACTGTCACTCAAATTCGCATAGGAAACAATCATCATTTCGTTTGCTGCCACGGTAGCCTCAGATGTTTCTTGTCTTTTCGCTTGCTCTTCATCCGAAAGTCGGTCTTTTTCGGCATAAATGCCTTCGAGATTCCCCATCGCTTCTGCTTCTTTGGCGTCCAATTCTGCTAAGGATTCCTGAACAGCTTTTTTTCCATCAACACCAGAAACAGAAGCCTCATATTCAAGCATCGCTCGTTCTTTCGCAACTTCCTTAAGGGTCGTCTCATAATCAGCGGCTTCTTGCGTCAGTTGATTTTGACGTTCTACCAAGCTATTGACTTCTTCCATCCCTTTAGAAGCTTCAATGCGTTTTTGGATTTCCTCAGTGGTGGCATTTAACAAGCCCGATTCTTCATCATAGGCAAGATTTAATCCAGTAACTGAGTTGTTTAACTCTTCCACGGTATCGGCCATTAATTGCTTCTCAGCAGCTGACTTGCCTTCTATTGCGGTCAACCGCTCTAATTCTGCAGCTAAGTCTTTGTTTCGTTCGGCATTGGAATCAATGACTTTCCCTTGTGCTTCAAATGCTTTTGCGTTGGATTCCGTTGCATCATTTAGGCCATCAAATTCATCACCTAAACCATCAATTTCACTTGCCAATTCTTTTGCTGCTTTACGGTTGTCGTTCCATCGCTTGAATAAAACAGCCCCCACTACAGCTGCCGCTCCCATAGCAAGTCCAACACCACTTGTGGCCATCTTCAACGCTGCCGTCGCAATTGTTTTCGCTTTGATAGCTACAGTATGCAAATTAGTGGCTGCTGCTGATCCTGCGTTCATAGCCTTAGATTGAGCTGCAGCGCTAAGATGAGATTTTTCAGCTACGGTCATTGCCTTTGTGACTGCTGCAGCAGCTGTTTTAGCACCTGTTAAGGTTTTGATTGAAGCAATAAAGCCACGAGTGTACAACTCTGCTTTCTTGATGACCATGTAGCCTGCGATTGCTGTGGTTACCCCAATAATCGCTGGTGCCAAGATAACCGATGATTCTTTAAGGTCAATTATCCCACCAACCATCGTATCGATTGATGAAACAACAGGTGGAATCACGCCAGCTACACCGTTTAATACACCTTCAAAGGTTTTTCCAAATCCTTGGACATTTTCTTTCATGGATCCAAATCGGGTCTCTGCAAATGCATCATCCATTGATTCGATAATGCTTGCGGTTCCCCTTGCGGTAGCAGTCGCCATGTTCGCAAATGAACCTTTCCACGTATCCCCTGCTTGTTGGGCCATCCCTGTAACAGAAGCCAGTTCATTACCGCCTTCACGCATAGCATGCTCTACTGCATCAAAGAATTCATTGGCACCCATCTCACCATCGCGCATGGCATCACGTACATCCCCCACACTACGTCCTGTGGCATCGGCATAGATTTCCCATGGATCAACACCACGACGCACCATGCGGTCCATCTGTGCCATGTTGACCGTGCCTGTCGCGCGCATTTGGATCATCGCATCCATCACGTTATCCATCGCATCAGCAGATCCATCACCATAGAAGGCGACCGCATCACCCCAAACCTTGTAGCTTTCCGTCGATTTCTCAAGGTCTTTATTTTGCATAACCAATCGTTGGACAGTTTGAGCGGCGCTATCCAGCATGTAGTTTGTACCAACTACTGCATCCCGAACGCCTTCCATTCCTTGTTCGGCTTCTTCTGAGCTACCAGTCAATCGGGTCATGGTGTTTTCAAAGTTGTTCAATGTATCGATTCGACCAAAAGCACTGTCCAATGACCCTTTGGCCGTAGACAATGCTGCAGATGCGCCTTTCGTGATTAACATCGCGGCACTCAACTGCCCGATCGTTCCGGTCAGTTTTTGCGCTTTCGGCTCTGGAATATGAAAAGCATTACCCGTTTGATTTCCTACTTGTTCCGCACGATCTCCGAAATCTCCGAGATCCTTTTTCATGATAGCAACTGCATCTGCAATCGATCGTGCGCCATCTTTTCCTGCAGCCTCTAGGTGTCGAGACAAGCTATTTCCAGCTGCTGTTGCTGCCAGATTTACTTCGGGCACCATTTTAGCAGAGGATTGTTTGATAGCGTCCATTGATGCGGTGGCATGTTTCGAACCGATAATAAACGGCTCGCTGATTGCGCCACCGAGTCCTGGCATGGCTATTTCTACTGATCCAACCATATTCGATACAGACTTAGTGATCCCATCTGTGGAATTACTTGCATCTTTGGCACCTGATTCAAACCCTTTGGCTATTGAATTGGATGCTCGAGTCGCATGGGCTTCAACAGCGCCACTCATTTCTCTGGTCGCATTTGAAATCTTGTAGGTTGACGCTTCGGAATCTTTCGCAGCGCTTAAGAAGGTTTCACTAATACTTCGCCCCATAAGTGGTGCAGAAGATTCGACAGATGATGCCAGATCTGCAACAGTCTTGGCCACACTATCAGTCGCTTGGTTTGCTCCTTTTGATCCTGAATCAAAGTTATCACCAATTGACTTCCCCGCTTTTGATGTTGCGGATTCAGTCGTCTTGCCTAGATCTGAAACGGTCTTTTCCACCGAATCTACCGCTTTATTTGCGGACTTGGCACCTGATTCGGTATTGTTCCCCATATCAGTGCCGACTTTTTTCATGACATCATCGGCATTTTTACCCAAGCGGGAAAAGCCTTGTTCCACCGTGTCGATCTCTTTTGTGACCTGTTTCCCATTGACGATTATGTCGATCGTTACCTTGCCATCACTTCTGCTCATCTTCTTCACCTTCTTTCGGTAGTGCATAGAGTTTCTTCAATTTTCGAAGCTCATCCTTTGCTTCTTTGTTCCCTTTTCCTGTTGGCATTTTTTTCGTCCGAATGGATACGATTTGGCGGAATCTTGTTTCATCTGGCAATCCACCAAATAAAGCAATAAATTTCTCCCACCTCATTTTTCCTCGCTGATCAAACAGATCAATTCCGTATGCTTGGTAAAAGGCTGCGTAAATATTTGGCGCATCGTAATCAAAAGAAAAATGCTGGTCCGCAATCTCTTTCATTTTTGGTTTTAGTTTGTTTCCTTTCTTGTCGTATCGTGTTTTTGGCTTTTCCCAAATATCAAACGCCTCCAAGATCGACAAAAAAATCGTATTTTGTGTTTCGATGTCATATAAAAATGAAACACCCAGCACCAGATTGATGCCTAAAAGGATTTTTTCTGGCTCCGATAGCCCCGGGTCTTTTAATAAATCGAAAAGGCGAAGTACCGTATCGAAAGAAAGATCGATCGGATAACTAACACCATCGATTTCCACCGTGTCTTCTAATCGATACTGCAGTTTCATCGATCTAACCTTCTAAATAGTGCTGCATTTTTTCAAAGTACTGTTGCTTACGCCCGCCAATTTCTTCACTGACTGCGGAACAAATCTCCATGTAGTATTCAGAAATCAACATATAGTCAGGCGAAAGCTCGAATAACTTGTCAAATGCGCCGGGACCCAAAAGATTATCAATCACTTTTTCTAATGCTTCGTGTGCATTTCTTTTGGCTGTTTCTGGTTTTATCTGTTCTTTTTCCACCTTTTTCGTGATTTTGGAGGATTTTTCCGCATATCCTGCAACCAATTTCCAAAATGCCTCTGCACCTTTTTCAGATATGTCGATGTGAAATGTATGTTCGCCAATTTCAATTGGCAGTTGTGTTGTTTTTACTGGAATTTTTACCATGTTTGTTTCCTCCATTCGTTTGTATGTAAAAAAGAGAAGCGCTAAACGCCTCTCTTACTTGGCTTCTTCTTTTTTGCTTGCTTTATTGTTAACTGGTGCAGAATTTAACGCTGCATCTGCGTTACTAGATCCCGGAACCCCTTCGGTTGGTGTAGCGTCAAAGGTAATTGTACAAGAAAAGTCTTCTGTCGCATCCGCTGCACCAGATCCGGCCACAATGTCCGTCACAGTCGCGTGCCCAGTCCATTGTTTTGTCTTGTCAGCACTGACAACTCGATGCCAAACTTTCCGTCCAATACCGGTCTTGTATTTCATATCCGCAATAATTTGTTGTGCTTTATCTTCGGAATCATAGTCACCAGATACGTTATACGCACCGGATACACTATTGACCATGTTCGTTTTTACTCCGTTGTAATAGGCCTTTTCTTCTGTTGTTTCTGTCGTCGCATCCGAAATATCTTCAATTCCGTCCGCAAGTTCTACCCACGCTGATTCCGTAGGTGCTGTGTTGATAGTCGTAAATGGCGCAATAAAATGGCCACGCTCACTGTTTACATTTTTCATTTAGTCTTCACTCTCCTGTGTTTTATTTTTAAAATATAGTTTTGCTTGGACGACTAATCGATAATAGAAGAACTTTTGATCATCTTGCCCAAGCAAAAAGGGTTCATTGGAAATTGTCAAAGCCATGAATTGATAAGAACCATCTTCAGATGGGATAGATTTCACATTTTCTAAAATCTCAGAAAGCTGATAGATGACGCGGTCGCCAGAAAAATCTTTTGTCTTGAACCGGAATTCAAACGGCAATTCCTTGACCTTGTCCCCATTCATGTACGATTTGACTGTTCGGCCTCCCGGTAGTGGTGCCAACCGGATTGACTCCTCCTGATCGATGGCTTGGATGATTACTTGCACATCGATGTTGCTTGCTACTTCCTGTAGCCGATCAATAAAATCCATTATAGTTTCGCTCCAATCTTAAATGCCAGTAACCAATCACTCATGAATAGCGGTTTTGCTGCTTCATCCCAAAATGGACCAGTTCCGGGCTGCTTATTGACAAATGGGATCCATACACCAGTTACCGGATGCTTCCGGCCGCCATAATACTGCGGACCGGCATATGGCGCATCAAATATCAGCTGACTGCCCCGACCAGATACATGGCCAGTGTCACGCAAATGCATCGTGTCCCATGGCACCACAGTTTCGTTCATGGTTTGTAGCATCCGGTTGGCCATGTTCAACTGACCTAGTCCCAAGTTATCTTCACTGAGCTTTGACCGGACACCACCTAGATCAATTTCAATTTTGATCCCACTCATCAGACCACCTCAATTTCATAACCGAAAGGATCAGGTGAATCAGCATTCAGCGGTACAACTTTTGCGATCGTGTACTGTTTGCCAAAAATCTCAATTTGGTCTGCAACTGAAAACTCTGGTAATGGTCCAGTGTATTTCTTCACCATAGAGATCAATGCATTGGGCGTTTGTACTTTCCCATCAACATCCCTCGGCTCAAACTTGACTGTGTCATCAAAGCGGACATGCTCAATCACAAGCTCATCCTCAAGAATGGGCTCACCTCTTGGCGTTACACCAATTTTCTTTCGATAGATCATTGTATGGGGGAAGAATCGTTTTGGCGGCATTCTCATCGACTCACCCTACGATATAACAAACCTGTCCCAGACAACTGCAGCATAGCATCCCCTGATAGCAGCGGTACTTCGTTCGTTGAGGATGAACCACCCTTGCTTTTAGAAACGCTCATGCGCCCAATAGACCAACTATCTGGCTCCTGCATCCCAAATGAGGTAGTGGCATCTGCTTCATGCATGTACTCGATTTGATAGGCAACAGCCAACTTAAAAGCGTTGCGCCGCATTGGAATATCTGATTCGAGATTATTGCGTTGATAGAAACGTCTCGTTTGGATGTCCAACAATGCACTGGCTCTCCTCAGAAGCTTGCGGAAATCTTTTTCTGTCAGTTCCGTTTCTTTGTCTACCAAGCGTTTATACTCTTTGAGAGATAAGTAGCCACATGGCTCTATGCTTTCTTGATCATCAAAGATTTCGTTCAACGGCTTACGACGTATTCGTTCCATGGTTTCACCTCCATGAAAAAAGAGAGTGGTTATTCACTCTCTTTTAACAGCTCAATTAATTCCGGTTTCTTGGCAGTTGATGGATATTCAATCCCTTGGCGATCCAACTCCGCTTTAAGCTCATCGACTTTCATATCATCGATTTCGATTGATTTACCTTTTACGCCAGACTTCCCCGGTTCTTCCGGGGTCATGCTTTTGGGTCATCATAGGAGATATAGATTGCTGGACGTGCTTTCTTAAGGACCAAGCAATCGTAATAATCCAATCCTTTGATGGTGTCACGGTAACCGCCACGATCCTGGTCTGCAGGAACTAAATCGATCGTATTGTACTTCTCAATCGGCTTAGCAACGGTAATAGGGGTCATAATGAAATTAATATGCTTGTCATCATCGACCTGCAACCGATTCTTAGCAACCTTTTGGATGATAATATTCGTACCGTCGAGCATCTCAACACGTCGATCGATACCGTTAAATTGAACAGTATTGGTAGTAAAAGTTTTAGAAACCCCATCTGCATTCTTCAATGCCTTGTATGCATCACTAGACATAAACGCCACAAACTGACCAATGACTTCTGTATCAGTCATGTACGCTTCAGCGTCATCGAAACTATCTAAAATGTTAGATTTAGTGATTGTTTCTTTTACCGTTTTTCCTTTGTAAACATTGTCAGAAGTATCAAATCCGGCTTCAAGTAAACGAGCAACAGCAGTTTGATCTTTCTCAGGAATCGTAACCAATCGAGTGTGCTCTTCAATGACAGCACCTACTTGATAAGCTGCATTTTCCGATTGATCCAAGCGATCCATATCGTAGCCCATCCAACGTTCCTTTTCCAATTTTAAAGTTGATTTCTCAACTGAGATATTGTTCCGTTCGTTTTCTTTATTCCGCTTATAATCAGCAGCAGTAAATCCTTGCATTTCATTTACACGTACTTCATGAGTCCCCACAAAATCCTCTTCTGTGATATCTTTTGCCCCTTGCGTCAATACTTCCCATACTTGCGACTCGGCAGCAAATTCCTTATCGATTTTTGCTAAATCTTTACTGTCTAAAATTACTGGCATTTAAACCACTCTCCTAATTATTTTTTGTTTTTGCGATATTCTCGGCTAGATTATCTTTCCAGCTTTTTTCTTTAGGTGGTTCGCCACCACCTGTATTCCCAGCAGCCACAAATTGCTTTTTCTTTGGCTGCGGTGTAGGATCATTCGTTTGAAACAAATAGCCTTCATCTTTTTTCAATGTGGCTACTTTTTCATCTAATCCTTTGACACCTTCGTCAGTAATTTCCAACTCATCTGTCTTCAACAAAGCTTTCACAGCTGTAATGTTCTTAGCTCCAGCTTGTGTTAAAGCTAATTCAATCGCAGCATTCTTACGATCTGCTAATCGTTCAGCAGTCACAGTTTCTAACTGATTTTTATAGTCATCAATTTGCTTTTGCAAATCTTCGTTGCCGCTGTTCGATGCTTTCAACTGCTCAACAAGTGCATTTGCGG